TTAAAGCACAAAGAGGCCAGCACATAAGCCAGCCTCTAAGTATACTTTAATTAAGCCGCGTTGTAACGTGCTGTTACTAGCGCTTCTGGGCGAAGAATCTTGCGACCGTATAGATGCATACCGCGAACAATGTCTGCGAATGAATCTGGGTCACGGTAGTTCTCTACCTTGTTGATTTGCTCAGCAGAAGCAACCGCTTCGTCCTGACCAGCAACGATAACACCGAAGTTAGTGTCTTGTGCTAGTGCGCCTGTAGCGCCTGCACCATTATTCTTTGCTGGTAGGTTGTTTGAAATGTAAACACGGAAGCCGTGTAGGTTATTCAAGACCAAACCATTTTGTAGACCTGCACCGCCGAAATCCGCGTTAAGCATACGTGAATCTTCGTCTTTTAGCATTTCTACAAATACCGGGTCAACAACGAGCCAACGCCCACGTGCGTCAACGTTTGCTACATCCATTTGACGAGCCATACGTGCTACAACTGTTAGAGGTGAAACTGTAGCATCTGACAATGCTGATGCACCTGGTAGACGAGGTGCTAGTGGGATAGAATCACCAGCAGTGTACGCTGTAGAAGCTGAGTCTGCAGTACCTAGCTGACCAAAATCAGTTGCTGATAGGTGGTTCGCTGTTAGGAACTCGCCTGTTAGGTTACCTGCAGTGTCGTGCTGTGCATCACCTGATGTTGTGGAGATGAAAGCACCTGCAGTTGTGTGACCTGACAAGTACGATAGAACGTCTGCGTCCATAGAGTCAGCCATTTTGTATGCTGCACGGTCTGCAGCCATACTGACATAATCAACGTTTGCAAACTGGTCTTCGATGTCGTCCATTTTGAACGCGAAGTAGTTAGCTTTGTCAATTGTTAGTGAGAAATCTTCATCATTCAATTTCTCTACAGAAATAGCTGTGTGACGCTCTAGCGCGTTAACAGTTACATCTGGCTCTTTCTGAATACGAACAACATCACCTTGGTTTGCAATCTCACCGAAATAAGAGTTGTTTGTAATCGCGTTTGTGACAGCAGATTTACGTAGGGCAATCTGTGCCTGTTTTGAATAAATAACTGGTGACCAGTTACCGTCAAAACCTCCTGATGCGGAAGTAATAGCCATAATTAATTCTCCTTATAGATATGGCGTGAAAAACGACACTACATATCCACTAAAGAGGCTCTTCATCTAGGGTAGTCAGCTTGCGTTGAAACTGCGCTGTTTCTCTGCGCTGGGCCTGTCATCTGAGGTAGTTCTTTGTGTGGCTAGTGCTTTAAAAGCATACACACTTTTATGCTGTGTATATGCTATAGTTTTATCTAGGATGTTAAAAGTGTCAAGCCTTTTTTGTTACATCATAAATAAATTTCCCAGAGCGTTGTGCGTTTAGGATTTCTTCCTGTCGCTTCTCATACTCTTTAATAGACATTTTCTCTACTTCTGATTCACGTAGATACTGTGAAGAATCCTGTGGATCAATAGTAGTTTTACCTTTAGTTTTTACTGAAGATGCTGCAGCTTTATCAGAGCTAGTATTTTTCTTAGTTGTAATACCTTTGTCTGACTTATACAGATCAATAACACGTGCTACAGATTTAGCATCCTCTGTGTTCTCATACAAAGCATCCTGAACCACTTTAGGCTGTGTCTTAGCCCATTCATGAAATGCATCGTCTGCACGAATCTCTCCAAAGTCAGGATGTAGTGATGCTAGCTCAGCTTCAGCTTTCTCGCGCTTAGCTGTAATACGTAGCTCTTCAATCTCTTTTAAGCGACTGTCTAGGTCTGTAGAACGTTCTGCTGCTTTCTTTTCTGCAATAGCCTCTACAATACCTGCTACATCTGGGTACTTCTTAGCCCAAGCCTCTACTTCAGTTTCTGTCTTAGGTAGTACTAGCTCATTCTTAGTTGCTAGTTCCAGCTTTTTATTTAGTTCTTCAAGCTGCGTCTTGTATTCAGCGTCCTTGTCTTGCATATGCTTGCGAAGATCACCATAGCGTTTCTTAAAAGACTTTTCTTCAGCACTTAGTCCAGCATCTCCCTCAGGTTCTTCTTTGGGTGCTTCGGTTTTAACTTGCTCTTTTGTTTCTTGTTCAGATACACTCTCATCCTGAATTGAGGTTCCCTCAGTGTCTTCGCTACTGGGTTCACTCTGTGTATCGTCGGTTTGATCTTCATCAGTCTCACCACGAGCTTGCCGCTTCAGTGCCTCTAGTTCTTCTTCATCACGCTTAACACGTGCCATATTACGTAAATGTGACGCTGATGTCACGTCAATAGTTTGGGCTTCCGACATTTTTTACTCCTTATGTTGGGGCCAGCCGAAGCTGGGTAGCCTTATATTATTATGGGATCGGGACCGTTATGCATTATTCGTCTTCATCATATACAGGATCATTTGCAAAATCAGCGCGAGGGTCATCATTTCTTACTCTAGTTAAAGCATTAGAGTTTTCCATTTTAACCCATGTCATACCATCACCTGCATCTGTTCCTATTTTAGAACTACTTTTGTCTGAGCTTTGTGAAGGTGTTGATGTAGGTGTGGCAGTTGATGTTGCGGAGGGGATAGAAGTTTCTCCATCTCTACGTGAACCACCTATTGATTTTGTTAGGTTATCGCCATGTACACCAAAACCATCTTCATCAAACCCTAATAGATCACCTAGCCATGTATCACCAAAATCACCTTGCTTAGTAGGGTCATCCATAGATTCTAGGTCTTCATACATACTAGATTTACCGCCAAAGATACCTTTGCCGCCATCATCTTTGTCTTTATCTTTTTTGGTGTCCATGCTATCTAAAATAGCTTGAAGAGCAGCACTCTTTTCCGTATTACCTGATTGGTTAGCAGCCTCAATTTGATCCTTAAGACCTTCACGAACTCTACCGTCTTCCATCTTTTGAGCTATACGCATTAGGCCAGCACCAGGTAGTCCCGCTACCATACCTGCACCAACTGTAAGAGCTTTCTGACCAAAACCCCCACGGCGCTCTGCATAATTTTGGAAATCTTCTACTGTAGCTTCTCCAGACCAATCAATAGGCTCAGGTGCTTCAATAGGTGTACGTGGGCTATCATCATCATCACGAGTTACTTGCTCACTAACACCTTCGGATACTTCTTCTTCTGCAGTGGCTGCTGGTTTGAACCCCTCTGGGATCAATGTTAAAGGTGTACCACCCATGAACTGTATAAATAGAACACGACCATCCTCATGCTCATACTTAACAACTTCAAGACCCCCGCCACCGGGTTCATAACCTTTGGGTACGTCTACACGAAGTGGACCAGGTTCGTAACCGCCCGGTGCATAGGATTTCATGTAGCCACCTGCAGCCATCATGGGCTGCTCTTCACCATCCTCAGACATCTGTAGCTCAGAGATGTCAAATGGTAGTTCATCTCCTGCCATTTCCATACCTACAGGCTCACCACCAATGCGACCATTCTCTTGCATCTGCTGAAAACCCACCTTAGCTTCTGTGCGTAGGTCTTCAAAGAATTTAACACCGTAGTATCGAACTACATCAGCAGGTACGACATATTCACCTTCACTTAGTTGCGCTGGGATGTCATCACGTACATTTTCTGCAGTAGAGCCTAGTGGAATCTCATTTCCTGATACAGGGTCTACACCAACTGTCTCACCTATATCGCCACCTTCATTCATTGCCATACCGCGTGATGATTTAAACATCATACCCATCTGTTCATCCATAGCCATACCACCCTCGCTAAAACCTTCATAGTCTAAATCTAGCACTGGATTTTTGGCTAAAACCAGTGGACCAATTTGTATAACCTCTTCTGCTGATGTAGCTACAGCGTGAAGAGGAGCATTTGATTTTTCCCTACGTACATAAAAATTACCTTGCCGCCTTGGGTCAAAACCTAATTGTACCCATTCAGGATCATTTAATAACTGCTCTGCTAAGTTACGTATGTTGTCTACATCTAAATCTTTTACATACCCACTAATAGCAGCATAGGGTGTTTTTCCATATGTTTGACCTTTAGGGTTTTTTTGTGCTGCACCAATACGTTCACCTGTTCGTATGTTAGTTTCATACTTTTTAGGATTATCTGAATTTAGTAAGGTTACAGGTTTTCCGTTACCGCCTTGGTAATGAACCGCTTTTGCATAATGCTGTCCCTTCTCACCTGTCTTTGCACCTGCAACAATCCACGTATCAAACTCTTTATACGCTGTCACATCTAAGCGACCATCAAAGAAATCACCTACAGAAAGACTAGATTGTTTAACATCTAGTTTAGCCGCATCTTCTGGTGATACAACAAAACTACCACCTGATATTTGATTAGGTTTAAGAGAATAAACCATAGCTTTTGTAGAAGGTTCTCTAGGAAGTTGATCCCAACCAGTAACAGGTTTATGCTCGTCAATGTATTTTAGATATTCTTCTCTTGTTATTTTTTTATCTAAAAATTGTTGTGCCGCTGTTTCTAGTGGGTACGTTCTAACAACAGGGTCTACATCACGACTTTTAGAAATCTCTTCTTTGACATTCTCTTTCCACTTTACTATGTCATCTTCTACATCAAAAGCATTCATCTTTGCAGCATATGCTTCGTTGTCTAGTTGTGGGTTTCCTGCTGGATCAAGAACCTTTTGACGTTCTGGACGGAATGCTAAAACCTGTGACTGTTGTAAGGTATCATCAATACCCTCTAGCTCTCTAGCTGCTTGTATTCTAGGTTTATAGTCTTCTACTATGTTGTAACCTTTTTCAAAATCTTCTTTACTTAAACTTCTAAGTTTATCAGATTGTTCTGCGCGTAAGCGACCTAAATCTGTAGTTTCTGGATTAGGAAAGCCACGAATAATAAGACCGTCATAACCAAGTTCTTCTAGCTTGTCTACTACTAGAGGCCCAGAGGCTTCATCTAAAAGGTCTACATCACCTACTTTACTTTTTAGTATACTTACTGTTTCTGGTGTTAGTACAAAAGCTTTATTAAAAGATGCATCTACGTCTGTTACATCGTCATAACTAAAGGATACTACACCATCATCTGTTAAAAAGAAGGGGTTTTCAGGGTCTTCTAGATATAAAGGTTTATCACCGAAGACACCGCCTGTGCTATCATAGCGTTGACCTTTGTATTCACCACGTGGTAAAAACTCTGTCGGTCTATCACCAGTAAAACCGTGCTGTGTAGGTAAGCTACCACTAAACTCTTCAGGTTTAGTTTTAGTTACTTTAGGTACGTTTCTTGTTACCTCTATAGCCTCATCCGTTTGCCGTGCCATATCAGCACCTTTACGAATCATAGATTGTGCTGCTTTACCTGCACCGGGGGCTAATAATCCTATAGCTTCCATGCCACCTAGCATACCAATCTTTAGGTAGTCAGGTTCGTCTTTCTCTAGCTCTGCTTGTATCTCTACCATAGAGTCTATGGGCGTAGCCAAGCTTACTGCAGTATCTGCAGCATTAACGCTTAAAGGTTTTTCTTTACGAGAATCACCAGTAAGAGGGCTAGTGACCATATCCATAAATTTACTTACAAAACCACCTGCATCATAACCTTCGTAATACACTTCTACGTTATGAGAGAAGTTAACGTCTTCTACAGGTTCTTGGCCTTGGTAGCTTTTATAGAAGGTGTGGTTGCCAATAGTCATACCACCCTTACCACCAAAATCTGTTTTACGCTTCTTGGCTAGTTTTTTGTTAAGGAAGAAAGTACTACCTTTAGAAGCATCCTCACCATACTGAATGTAATCAGCCATTTCTGTGAGGCGTTCATTTAGGGTATTTTCATCAACAGGTATTTTATCAATAGAACCGTATTTACCTACTGGCTCAAACTCTTTAGGTGATAAAACTTCGTCTACACTGTTAGGAAATCGCTCTGACATTAGACGATTAAAGATAACGCCACGAATAGCGTTCCTTCCTTTTACACCCTCACCCTTAGCTTCTTCATTAACAACACGTTCAATCTTTTTTAGATCATCGTATGATAAGCGAAGCTTTGGACGAAGTTTGGGCTTAGGGCTTTGATCCATCGTTTACCTGTTCCCTCAGTAACTTTAGCTTGCGAAGAGTAGTGATAGCACCCTGCGCTCTGTAGAATATAACAGGCTCTGTAGCCTGCTCCATTTGTTTATGCTGTAAGTAGATTAAATCATCTACATGTTTAAGAAATGCTTCGTATAGTTCTTTGTTATTGACCAACGGCTTGAGGTTGCTCATTACCTGTAAATCCTTGTTCACCCGGTGTTGGTGCTGTACCTATGCCCATCTGTGCGCCACCGCCACCAGTAGTATCTTGGACACCTTGTACACCCTGTCCCATCGCTTCTGGCGTAGGCTGTGGTGCTTGGAAGCCCTTGAGTATTTCTGCTTGGATTGCTGCGTCCTGCATAGAGTTAGTAACCTTGTCAGGGTCAAGGTCCATGCTCTTTGCAATCTCACGGATAATATAATCCATTTTAGCAAAAGGTGCAAGAACTGGATTCTGTGCTACCTGTAAGAATTGCATTAGGCGCTGGGAACGTACTTCGTTAGCCATTAAGCTTTCTGTACCAG